CTGTAATCTCTAAGTCTTGTCTAAAATCATCTGCTGTTGTATCTGTGGCTGGATTTGCTACATCTGCATCAAATGCAGCCTTATCCGCATACACTTCTCCCGTTCTTTTATTTTTAACAATTTCTACAGCTTTCGCTGGTATTTTAATTACATTCATTATTAGTTCTCCTGATCAAAACCAAAGGGACACTTGCCTTTAGGTTCTTCTGTTTTTGGTTTTTTATTACCTAGTTTATACCCTAATAGAAATCCAATAGATATAAATAAAGCTATTAGTAATGTATGCCAAATATAAAACATACTTCTTTATATCGGAAACCCCTGTCCTCGTCCACCTTTTTTTCTTCCTTTATGTTTCTTCGAATGTCTACCAGGTCTTTTCTTTCTTTTACTTTTAACAAAATTATTAACTCCAAAACCTTTTGCTTTTTTAGCCATTTTGATCCGATCTATTTATTTCTAATATAGATACCATCCCTGATACTACGTTTGCAGCGTTAGCTTCAATTCTTAAAACATCATTTTCTTCTAATATTACAGGGCCTTTAGCCATATTTAAAGTTTCATTTGCACTAACACTATCATGAGCTATTTCATATTCCGTTGTTGCAGAATTATCATAAATATAAATTTGGACTTGAGTTGTTCCTGATTCATTTGTTAATTGAATGTTTTGAATAATTGCTCTTGAACCAGCAGGACAGGTAAAAACATCTGTCTTATCCGTTGTAGTTAAATTATAAAATGCGTTTCTATATATATTTGCCATATTAATTATTCGTCATTACAAACCAAGTTACTCTTTCTACTTCCTGTTTAAGTTCTTCTTGAAACGTATAGTTAAGTTGATTTTTTAATTGATCCAATGCCTGCAATTGCTGTTGTTGATTTGTAGAATCGTAAACAGGTGTAGGATCAGGTATTGTTACAGTTATTTTTGCCATTATCGTCTACCGTCTGGTTGTACATCTGCTCTAAAAGTTCCATATCTCCAAGTTTCTCCCGAAGATGTATTTGCGATTTTTAAACTTGCAGCTCTTCCTCTAGCTCTGGTATCTACTTTTTGTGTAGAACTATTAATGGAAAAAGGTCCTAAAGAGGATGAAGTAGCTGTATCAGAAGGATAATCTTTTAAATTAATAGTAATTTGTGCATTACCAGTAAGTCTTTTAAAATCAGGTATGAATCTTCTAACTTTAGTAAAAACTTCTCCGTCTCCACCTTGATGCAACATAAAATCTCCTGATTCTACATAAGCTAACACAGGAGTAATAGTTCCATTTTCATTTTGATCAGTTCCTGTTTCGTGTTCCCAAAAAGTGCTAGATCCATTTATATTAGATGCTCCTTGCGCAATAGGAAACGTATAAGTTCCTGTTGGATTGTAAGATGTCTTATAAGGTAAATCAAATAAATGAGCATCTTGTGCAGTTGTTCTAGCAACAGAACTTGTAAACCAACAATTTTCTTGTCTGTTAAATATGACTGATCTATTCACTACCGAAGAAGTTGCGGAAGGATAAAACCATGTTACTTCTCCATATAAACAATCCCCAGACGCATATACAAGTTTACCTGCATTATAGTTTAATCCAAGATCTCCTGGATTGTTTTGAGTAAATACAAAGTCCTCTACAGAACAATCTAAAGTTTTAACTGTGCCATCAAAATAATTAAAACCACCAGAATCGTCCATCCAATAAACAAGACCATCTTTGAACACAGCTGCGTTCGGACCAATACACCCACAGTTAGATCCTACTTTTCTAATACTAAATGTAAACGGAGCTCCTACGAACTGCATCGTATATGCTGCAGTATCTGTAATTACTAAAATATAATCTTTTGCTTGTACAGCAGCTCTAATTTCTGTTCCATCATCTAATCTAAATGTTCCAGCAGTGTTCACTGACGTAGGTGCATAAATTGAATAATCTTCTTGATCAGAAAATCTAATAAACATTTTATCTTGAGTGGTTGTAGATCCAATTGTAGTTTCAGTGCCTAAATGAAATAAATGTCGATCTTGGTCAGAAGTAATCGTAATCATTGTTTTTGTTGGTGCTCCTGACATAATAGTAGCTCTCGTAGTTAACGCTGCAGGAGTATTGTTTATAGGCTGCCAAATAAAAGTTCTGCCGTTGTAAATAGTTGCAATTAATATTTGACCAAAATTATCTAAAGACCAGTTTGCAGGATCTAATGCCACTGAAGAAGATAAAGAAGCTTCTCCCCATCCTGTAAATACTTCGATAGAAGTATTGTCTGAATGAGCAGCAGTAGAAGTTCCATTTACTCCTCTTGTAATACCAGTAAGCGTTGTTGAAGTAATACCTGTATAAGAAATAAGTTCATTATCTACTTTAATAACTCCCGCTGAAGGAAAACCTGTTGTATCATCAACATCGATAGTTGTACCAACTCCTCCTGTACCATTTGTATCGTTTAACAAAGCGCCATTCAGTAAAGTTGTAACTCCTGTAGATCCGCCATATCCTCCAGTTCCAAAACCATAACCATACGTTTGACCAATTTCTCCAGCTTTAATATATCTATTAATTGTACAAGATCCACTGGTACCGCTGTTAGATGCAGCACTTGCCATAGTGACTGTAAATTGATTACCACTTAATCTGTTAGTGACTTCATAAGTAACATCTTCAAAATCTCCAGCGGAGTACCCTGCTCCTGTTGGAGGAGTTACAGAAGTAAATGTAAATAAATCCCCTGCACTCATACTGTGTCCAGGTAAAGTTACGGTGACCGTTGTTGTTCCATTAGTAGTAAACGTCCCTCCAGATTGAGCTGCTTCTAATGGGGTAATATCATAAAAAGCTCCCTCATAATAAATGAATAATCCTCTATGAGTAGCTAAAGCAGCATAAATACGACCATCTAAATCTACCCAATGAAATTGTTGTCTAGTAACTCCTACTAAGGTATCTGTGGTAATCTTAGACCAACCTCCTACTTTTTCAGGTAATCCCGAACGAAACCTAACAAAGTCGCCGTCTACATATTGCCCCTCAGCTGCTGTATCGGTTATTTGTTTATTAAATCCTGGCCGTATATTAATTAAATTTAATGGCATAAAGTCATTATACTAGATAAAATTAACGACTAATAGTCTTCACCTTTTCTTAATTTTCTTATATTAAAGGCAATAATATATCTATCGTCTTGGAATATATGTTTTTTAACTTCATGGTCTAAAATAGGGTGAAACAGTACAAACTTACCTACTTTTTCTTGAACTGTTTTATTTATTTCTGGAAAGTGTGTTCCTGGTCCGTAGTCAGATAGATACAAAACTCCGCAGCATAGATTTGCTCCAAGATGGTCATGTTTTTCACAATAAGCTTCAGATCCTTTTCTGTACCAACCACCCCAAGCATCAAATACATTAAATTTTTTTATATTTAATTGTAAAAAAGATTCTTTAATTTCTTTTATAAAAGTATGAAAATCTTCATCACAAACAAAAGCATCCCAATGAGTCATCACTGCGTTTTTTAAAGAGTGATCAATATTTAAAGGATTTGTCTCAGTATAATGTTTTGTTTTTTTAATTAAATTATTAATAATTTCTTGATTAGAATATTGTCCTTCTAATAGAAAAACATCTTTAGTTATTTTAAAATTATGCATTTACTTTTCCATTAAAAGAATACGAAGCTATAATTCTAGGACTAAGTGCAATAGCTCTGTGATATACCCCTTCTTCAATATGTAAAAGATCTCCAGGACCAACTATTAATTTTTCATTTTCATTTAGAATGTACATGGTCTCACCATACAAACCTAATATTATAACATCATGGGGATCTACATGTTTTGCAGCTTTACCTGCTGTAACAAAATTTATATATAAATGAGTATCGGAATAAATTTTATTCTTATTAAATTCTTTATCTAACATTGTATTTAAATCTTTAAAAAATGTACTAGTATTACTTATACCCCTCATTACAAAAGTAGAGTCAAATATATAATTTGAATTTACTTTTCTAGCCATACTAAATTCGCTACTTTGTTCAACCAAATCTATAACTTTAACAAGTTCATTAAAATCAAACAATTTTTCAAATTTAAATTTATCCTTATAAAAATAATATTTCGGTGTTTTATCCATATATATAATTAAAATTAATAACTATTCTTCTTTCCGTATCTAACTGACTTACTGCTTTATGTTTAAGATTAGTATCAAATATAACAATTCTATTTGCAATACATTTTACCTGTTCTTCATTCTTTTCAAAAAGAGTATATCCATCACAAGTATTTAAATAAAAAATAGCTGTTTTGTATGTTTTGTTTGTTATCATTTCTTTATCTAAATCAGTATGAAATTCAGATTCATATCTATAATTCTTTTTTAACATTAGATTAGCTCTTGCTTTTATTAATAACTCCATATTTAATTGTTTAATGAATGGCATTACAATAACATTAAAAAGTACTGAATGTATTTGTTCCTTACTATAAAAGTTATGAGTAAAAAAATAAGAATCTTTTTCTGTCATATTTTCAATAAAAAACCAACTAAATTTATTTGAAAAAAACAACTGATGTATTTCTTTAAATTTGTTTTCATCTAAAAAATTATCTAATATTTGTAAATTCATTATATTCTAAAATATCAAAATTAAATGATATAATTGTTTTTCTTTCTTTTTCAGTATTTGTAGGAGCTCTGTGTACAAGATTAGAAGGAAATATAAGAAAATCACCCTCTGTAATTGTTTCAAGTGGAATTATTTTTTTTGTTTTTAAATCTAAAATTTCTGTTTTTATATCGTGAGGATATTCTAAATAATAAACGCCTGTATAATTACTTTTTGGATGAACATGCCATCTCATACTTGATCCTTGATGATATTGTTGAAACCAAAAATTATATACTTCAAAACTTTGACCATTAAAAGTTACACAAAACTGTTCTATAAATGGTTTTAATATTTCAAAAAAAAATAAATCTGCATAAGGTCTAGTAATTTTACTATCCACATTATAATCAGTTTTTGAAACTCCATTAAAGGATACATAAGGTGATGTATCAATTAAATTTAAAAGTTGTTTTTTAATTTCTAAATGTTTTTCTGATTTGCCTATAACGTAAATATTTGGTAAATGAAATATCTTCATTACTCCGTATCAATAGGTGTATTTTCGTTGGTTGATAAATTAACAACTTCTGGATCAAATTTTTTCTGCCATTCAATAACAGCTTTTACTAAATGATTACCGAAATGTCTTGATCCGATATCGGTTAAAATAATTTTTCCTAAAATAAAAAATTTAACTCTTTCTTTAAAAGTTAATACTAATTCTAT